CCCACCAGGGCCCAAAGCTTTCCCACCGCGGTATAACGAACTTTACAGTTCGGTATCGTGGCTTTCTCCCAACTACCTTATATGGCAGCATAGAGATTGCCGACGCGCCATCAGCCGCCTTCTTAAAGAGCTCAGATAACCTGGGGCCCCACTTACCGTAAGGCAGTGGGATCATGATGCTCTGTTTCCTTTCAAGGGAATACAGACTCTTCAGAAGGTACGGCTGATCTTCCGCCTCGCAAACCTCCAATTGCTCGGAGATTTGCATTCCTATATAACCCTCGTATCCACGACTTGCCCTCTTTGGGCTTACTTCGTCGAAGTCCCCTATAAGGGCACCATCGCCGAAGCCGTCTGAGATGCGAGGCTTCCTCCAGAATGGGGGTAAAAGAGCAACAAGGCTCTTGTATATAGGATGGCACCACCCAGACAATCCCCAGTGCACGTCGCGAGACGCCCACCTACGGAGATTATTGCAGAGTAGTACGGTTGGCAGGAAGCTTTCTACACTCTCACGAATGTAAAATGGCGACACGTCGCTCCCTTGAAAGTAGTGTTTACCACAACTTTCGCGGAACGGGCCAGAAGCATAACTCTTCTTCACATTGAGAGTAAACCCACAATGTTCGAGGAGTCGTTCTATCTGCCCGTAGCAATCGACAGGGACAATTAAATCGTCCCCATAGACGGCTAAGCGAGTCTCCGATCCCCCATGGAGAGATATCACCGCAGAGCAGAGGGCCCAGAATATCAGGCTCTCTAGCTCAAAGGTGAAGCCATTACCCATAGAGGAAACCTTCTGGTACACTATACGTGCACCGTCGGGCAGAACGCCAGATGGACTCCGAGCCAGCTCAACGGCTTGGAACCAATCAGGAGGGAGTAATTGACGACATATCTCAAGAGAGACAGTGTCGCTAGCAGCGGACAAATCGATCGTCGCGAGACGACCGGATAGCGAACCCTCACGGGCCAACTTTTGGTTGATCGTCTGATCATCCAAGTCCACTCCAACTCTCCTCAAACGTCGACGAATGCAACTGCCGATCCCTTTCTGAATATACATATTCATAAGGGGTTCAATGGCGATCACACGGTCAGTTTTAGCGTTCTTCGGAACGGTAGTAATGCGATTACCCTCTACGATCTTGAACATTTCGTAGGGGGTGTCCTTACCAGATAAACTGGCCACGCGTGCAAACCACGTGGGGCAACGGCGAAGAGCCGTATGCGCTAGGATCGCACATTCTTTCGTCACCTCGGGTACAACCCCGAGCTTATGATAGGTATCTCCAGATCTGCGCGGAAGAGCAAAGGATGCTCCTGGCCCAAACCCAAAGTGCTGCTCTGCTTCATCCCAATGGAATCGACCAAGTAGCCGTTCAATTTTTCTCTGAGCCGTATAGATATACGACGCAGTCGAGAGTCCTGTTGAAGGAGTCCCGAATGAACGAGCAAGAACTTGGTTCGAAGCAGAACATCGCCTTTCAGCATCATAAAAGGCATCCAACGCTGCTTTCTTACGGTCGATGCCGAGGTCCCAATCTGGAAACTTCGACATAAATTCGACACAAAGATAATCACGACGGAAGTCTTCTACATCATCGTAGTCAAGGGCGTTAATCTTGGCTGCAATGAAGGCCTTGTGGTCACCTATGGAAAGGTAAGACAAGAGCTGTTTGCTGAACGGACTGTCAACGGCAGTTAATATAGCCGAGGCAGTACTTTGCGCTACACATGGATGACGACGATGCACTCCAGATAAAACACTGGAGGCTTTGAGACCCCTTCTCCCCGATTGGGGAGTCCCACTTTTGCTTGTGGGCTTGGAGTTTTTCAGTTGCATAGGACCTACCCTCTGCGATTCAGGAAGAATCTAACCGTCACTTTTCAAGCAACGGGTAGACCTCGTGGACCTCTCGTTTCATGTCAGTCGAGATTCCGCATTTCATTGCGAAACTCCGATAAGTGTATAGAGAAGCCAAAGTTACAACATCGGCTGCTACACACAGAACGAACGAGAGGAGTACCCAACGGACAATTGTCATATGGGTATCCACTATTCAGGAGCGCGCATATACGGGAACTCTTCCCAGTTATGGGAAATAGGTTCCGAAAGAGCAAGTAAATCGCTCTTTGCCACTACAACGCATTGCGGGGCTTTCGAGCCCCACGTTTCGTACGTAGTGACCGTTTCACGCGGAGGCGGTACGATCCCTTTAAAACACCAAGCAAGAACTGCCTGGTGCGCTGAAGGAACGTACATATTTTCGATGATGAAGTAGCACAAAGCTTCTTCGTTTTCGGAAATATTGTCAAGAACGCTAAATAAAGCCAGTTCTTGATCAGCCAGACTACAAGATGCATTAGCATCTTTGCTCTCCTGATACCAATCACAGAGGACTGCGATGTGAGTTTCACCGAATCCCGCCAAGAGTAGGCGGTTTTTCATTTCGGTAGAGATAAACATAATAGTCCTCCTACGGACTAGTGATTGGTAAGTGAAACGATCTTAGTAGATCGCCTCGAGGTCCTGCACCAAACTGGTAACCAGCGCCAGATTGAGCAGGTTCTTCTCAAACGCATGGATGTCCTTGCGTTCCTGAAGTACTCCGGTCTCCGGAAGAGTATAGATCGTACGGACTTGCGTCTGACGAGCAATATAGCTCTTCCCCGTCTGCGGGTCCACGGCGGACTTGGGCATGCTAATGCTCAGTTCCACGCGGAAATACCGCTGCGTCCCTGCAGGCACGGTGGACGAAATCTTCAGCAGAGGGAACTCTGCCGGGATTCCGCCCGCACGGTCTGCAAAGGTCGCAACTTTACCGTCGGTTGTAACCACACCAAAGGTGTGGTCGACGGGAGTTGATGCGCCATCTTTGATGACGACATTGCCGATAGCGGGCATACGCTTTCCTTAATTGGAAGTGAATGTAGCTTTGGAATCACCCACGCGGGCTTTTCCGGAAACTACCTTCGAGGAGTTTATCCGTGGCCAACGAAACTAAGTTGGCAGCATGGACATACGAAGCGGGATCCTTGAAATGGAACCCGGGGAATGGTGAGCTAGAGTAAATCTTGCGTGTGAACACCACGGATCGCCCAGTGACATTGTCACCGGAATAACCCGTAGATGTCTTATCCGCAAGACGAGCTTTACCCCGCCTATTGTACCGTTTCGTGAGACTACAACTACCCGAATGGAAATCCCACCCGAGAGTTGCTCCCCAAGAGGAGATGACATCGCCTACGTTTGCTAAGTAGTCAATGACAAAAGACCACGGGAACAGTTCCCAGCCTGCGATGAAAGGATTTGTGATCCCCAAAGCATTCAGTGTAGCCAAGTTTTCGTTGGACTTCTTATAATAGAGATTTACTTGACATTTAGCGTTGCCAATGTCAGCACCCTCCATTACAAGGTATCCATCATCACTCGGGATCGAGAAGGTCTTTACGTAACCATCCGATTGGGATTTGCCCATAACCTTAACCATTGGGGGTAACCCCTTTGACAGGTTCTCATTGAACTGCATTGCGTTTTGCAAGTCAGAAATGAGAGGACGAACACCCCACTGAACCTGCAACCAACTGCTAGGCAGTTTGTGCAAGGGCAGAACGTCATGTCTAAGCACTTTAATCCAGTCTTCCGGATTATTGCGCTTAAAAGCGTGATACGCACTAAAGACACTAGAAACAGTGCCCGTAAAAAGGCGTAACGTCTCGTGTCGCTCTCCGATAACGGTCAGAAGATCTGGACCTTTACCTCGGAGTTGCTTGAGAGCAGCTACAATGGCCTTATCTTCCAACGCAGAAGCGTTGATCGACATAGGCACATCGGACGTGACAAGACCATTCCAACGAGCGTTATCCAGAAAATAGTCAGAACTCCCTGATTGGGGGTAGACACTGGAGCGGCTCGTTTGAATGGAGAACTGTCGAATCGTTCTATTCCATGGGGTCGGCATTTTCCATGCCGTACCCTTCCGGATACCGGAGACAGTAGTTGGCTTATCATCACGATATTGGCCAACAATGCTACCTACAGGGTTACTACTCAAAGTGGTAACGGCATTAGTAGTCCTATTCCGTGAAATTAATACGGAGGGACCATAACGGACCGTTCCGTTTGAGTACCCTGGTGTGGTCATGCATGTCTCCTATAGATATGTTTTATCGTATGATAAGGCGGCCACCG